ATCCACACCTACACCCTTATTCAGAGCTTCAGTGATGGCATCAGCGTATGGATCCACTCCAAAGGTCAGGAAGGATCCTATGATCTCCTTCATGCTGGTGATGTTACCAGTCATCATGGATTCAGGAATATGGAAGGCTGATGCTACTGTGGACATCAGCTCCTTCTGCAGTGCCACAAAATCTGTGGAAGATGCATTCACCTTACTGGTATCCGGCTCCAGCTTGTATCCATCAAACTCCGGATAGACTGCAGTATCAGATTCCAGGTAAGTCTTCAGCTGCTTCTTGATGTAGTTCTCAAATTCCTTATTGAATTCTTCATCTCCGGCCTTCACACCTTCAATGTGCAGCTTGTACTTCTGACCATTGGACTGCTTCAGTGCAGCTGCTGCAGATGACATGATGGATCCATACTGGTTATACATACCATCTATCAGCTTCCGGACATTCATATCATCCAGCCGGACCATGTAGCTATCATCTTGAGTGAAGACCTTCTCAAAGGTAAAATTACCAACCGTCACTGAATCGTAAATGTCACCCAGAATTGGTCTCTCTTCCTTCCTGGCAAAACTGTCAGCACAATAAATAGCTCCATCCCTTGTCTCAACTATGAGTGCTTCTCCTTCCCGGATCATCTTATTGATCACCCGGTGCCAGAATAGGGAAGATGTCTCATTCTTATTCGGACTGACATTCAGAAGGAAATAGTCCTTATCTTTTATTGGCTTACCTTCTTTGAAGGTCTTCACTTCAGATCTGCTGATAGCATTACTGATCAGGGATGATGCAGTAAAGACTGCCAGCTCTTTGTAGTAAAGCTCAGCCGGGATATCAATGACTACAGTAGAATCACTTCCTACAGTTCTGTCTACAGGGAAGAGCCATTCCAGGAAATTGCTCCACCATTTAATTGCCATTCATCCATTCACCTCCTACATAACAATGACCGGTACTCTTACAGTAGCCGGTCTCTCTTTGATCTCATTCTCCGGCACCATGCTGGCCACCAGAGCCATGAACGTATCATTTTTTCTGCTCTTAGCTTCAATCTTGGCATAAACAAAGGAGCCTTTATCAGCTCCCACATCTCTACCATATCTGATTGTCTTAGTATTATTGGCTCCCCACCTGAGTACCGGATTATTTCCCCAGTGAAAATACCCATTCAGGAAGCAGTGATCTATTACCGGCACCACCTTGATGATATCTGTCTGCTTCACCAGCATCAGATTCTTCTTCTCCTTGCTGATTCCCACCTTAGCCAGTGCATCTGACAGCAGTGCATATCTGTAGGAGTCTATGGCCACCATGGTGATATTATACTTCTTCCCCATCTCATAGATGTAATTGGCCGGGATAGATGGATGAATCTCAATGTCATCCACATATTCAAGATATTCAGTCTTACACCATTCCTGCCATGGTGCCTTTATTCTTGGAATATCCCTGGAAGCTGAGCAGATCCATGCCTTGTTGATATCATACCGGTCATTACCCTTCCGGAAGTGCAGATTGACTGCTACCCAGTCAGTAGTGGATGCATAGTCAATACCAACAGTGCAACTCCATCCTTTCAGATCAGGGATCTCCTTATTGGTAGCTGCTATTGCTTCCCAGTCAGCTACAGCTGATTCCTTAGCAGACTCCGGCAGATTCATTCTCTTACTCATGAAGGCCGGCAGCCTGTCAGGATTCTTCTTCCATTCCTTGTATTCCTTCCGGATCTCAAGCAGCAGGTCCGGTAAGTAGGGAAGGGAAGGATTAGCCTTGGTCCAGTTCGCTTCATCATGGACCTCTTCCTTATCATCCAGCTTACAGATGAAGTACAGAGTACCATTATCATCAGCTCCGGACCTCAGGACATCTTCACCATCAGCCAGGATATCATCCAGTGGGCCTTCCCGGACATCACCATTGGTAGTGTAGTAGGATCTTCTTGGATGCTTCTTCTTACCAAGACCAGTGGTGAAGACATTTATATTGTCATAATTCGGATACTGATGGATCTCATTGAAGATCACTATGCCGGATCTGAGTCCATCCTTACCTTTAGGACTGTTAGTCCGGCCCTTGATCACTGATCTGGTCTTGATGGAGATGATCCGCTCCTTGGTCCAGTGATAGAATTTCTTGATCTTCTTGATTACTGCAGGATCCTCATAGAATCCTACCAGGTCTACTACAGGTCTGATGGCCTGCTCTTCATTATTGGCACATATGTCCACATCATACTCTCTGATCCCATGGTATGGAGATGTCAGACACATGCTCTCTACTGCTATGGTGCCATCCTTACCGGCACCTCTGCCTATCATACAGAAGAGATCCGGCCATCTTGGTTGACCAGTATCCTTCCAATAGCAGCAGTCATGAAGAGCTATCACAAACTTCTGCCAGGGAAACAGGTCAAATGGAATGTATGTCCTGCAGATCTTCATGTAATTGCTGAGCTGCTCCTGATCTATATAGATATCTTCCTCAGCAAAGCACTTCTGTACATGCTCTACCAGCAGATGCTGCTCTTCACAGCACTTGTACTTTTCCTGCTCAACAATATCAATCCATTCCTGTACTTCCTTACATGTCTTCATCATCCAGGTCCATACCAGCATCAGGCTGAATGCCTAACTTATCCAGGAGCTTGATCATCTGCTGGTTAGTCTTCAGGATCTGATCCACACTGTCATTCTTCTTGGATCCATACTGTGTATCTGAATTTCTCCATTCCACATATGTGCCACGCTCCAGAATGTCATCATTGGCCATTTCCTTGATCACATACATCTTCATGTAGACTTCCGGATGGTCTTGTAGGCTTTTGTCTTCTTGATCTTTTCAGGACTTGTGCTCACTTATACCCACCCCTTACACGATATTTTCCGGAGATGATTTGTCTTATCCCCTTTCCGTTGTAAGCCTCCCCAAATTGAAAAGGGTAAAGGGGAGCCGGGGTACTACCATCTCTCTTCATTCACAAACTTATTCACGCTACTTCTTTTTATTTTCTCAGGATGCAGCTTATTATGACATGCTTTACATACCGGTATCAGATTTCTCTCCAGCTTCCCAGTAGAGTAGTCCTTATACCATTCACTTAGTGCCAGCTCCGGATGATCTCTGACATGACACACATGATGTACTGTACTCAGTAATCTCTTCTTACCATCAGCATCTACATCATATCTTGTGATCACTCCATGCTTCCTGCACTCAGCACATTCATAATGATTCTCTTTAAGGACCTGCTGCTTGAGTCTCATCCATTCCTTACTCTTATAGAATCTCCACAGCTCATCCTTATCTATCAGCTCTCTGATTATCTTCTCATTCATCATGATCCTTCACCAAAGAGAAAAGATCAGACATCTCTGCCTGATCTTCACACATACCATAATACTATATCAGGACTTGTGATTACTATGCGATTCCCAAAATAATTGGAGTGCTTCACCATGAAGGTGAGCTATGTGATCAAAAGAGTAGTGGTCTCCATTAGACTTCTTCATGATGCATGCTATCTCTTCCAGTCTGTAGTAATGGATCCTGTCTGAATGTTCATCCAGTCTTCCTACATACTTGAGATACAGAAGCTCTTCATATCTCACATCATTAAGCTCATGGATCTCATTGATGATCTTATCTCTGAGAAGGACCAGCTCGTCTATCATCTGATCTATCTCTGCTTCCAGATCTACATACCTGGTGATAGCATCCTCAGTCTTATGCAGATTGATACTGCTCTGTACCTTGTCCGGATTCATACTAAAGTTTCCGGTACTGGTAGCAATATTCTGCATTACTTCCTTCTCTTCTATCTTCCTGTCTATCCTCTTATCAAGAAGTCTTATCTGATCCAGATACTCCTTAGCTCCATTCATGTTCAATAACCTCCTTAATTTATTTCCGGTATCATGAAAAGGTAACAAGAGAATAATCTCAAACCCATTGATTTT